GCAATCGAGCGGCATACGTGCGACGACCCCGGTCTATTGGACGCAGAGTACACGGCGCAATTGCGCAGGATGGGGCTCGCGTACGCGTGGCTTCTCGACACGCGGCTTCCGATGCGCGGAAGATTCGCGCTCCTACGTCGGATCTGGAAGGCCGAAAAGCTGCGCGCCAAGGGCAAAATCGTAGCGGGAAGGATGGTGGAGATATGACGTATCATTGTGGAATTGGCGCAAGGATGGCCGCTGCATTTGGCGTGCGACCGCGGGAGCCTCACATCACCTGCGACGGCTGCGGCCTTGCGCGCAGTGTCTACGCAAATAAGCAAAGCTACGCGCCTGCGGCGTGGGTTTTAGACGGTAAGCCTCCACCAGGGTGGGCAGGCGGGCGCAACGCTGAAGGAGGAAGAACGGACTACTGCAAGCAGTGCAAGGCGGCGAAGCCATGATCAACCTTGACGAAATCGAACGCCGCGCAGCCGCGGCAACCGCGGGCCCTTGGACCGTGGAGCCCTACGACTACGGCGCGGCGGTGCGCGGCGGCTGCTTGCTTGCGGAATGCATGCAAGCGGCGACGTCAAAGCACGCAACCGACGTGCAAGAATGCAGGACAAACGCCGCGTTTATTGCCGCCGCACGCGTCGACGTTCCCGCATTGATCGCGCGCGTGCGCGAGCTTGAAGCCGAACGCAACGAAGCGCGCGCACACGCCGAAGATCGGAACGACGAGGCGAACAAGCTCCAGCGTTGCCTCAACATGGCGGCAACCGAACGCGACGAAGCGCGCGCCGAGGTGGAACGGCTGACGGAAGCGCGGGTGCTCGACTGGTCGCACCGTCGCTCGCTTGTGAGCGAACGCGACGAAGCGCGCGCCGAGGTGGAGCGGCTGAAGCTGTCCGCGCGCTTGTGGGCCGATGACATCGACGCCGTATCTAACGCCTACCGCCGTGGGGCGGAGGCAATGCGCGACGCGTGCGCAAGCGCGTTTGATAAGCGAGACGAGCACGACCTAACCGTCGATGTTATTCACGACGTGCTCGTGGACCTGCCGATTCCGGAGGAGCCATGATCGAGCACATGGTTTGCCTACGCGGCGCCGATCTCTGGGTTTACATGTTTGCAATGCCCGGGGTGGTCGGCGCTGGCATTGTGCTCGGCTTTGTTCTTGGCAGAGGTGGACAATGATCAACCTTGACGAAATCGAAGGCCGCGCGAGGCGCGCGACACCGGGCCCGTTCCACTTTTGGGATTTCTGCGTTTCCTCGCGCACGGGTTGGGTTGCAACCGCCGACACATGCGACACCGCAGAGTTTTTTGCGACCGCTCGATCCGACGTGCCGGCCTTGATCGCGCGCGTTCGTGAGCTCGAGACGCAATGCAAAACGCTGGATATAAGCGCGTCCGGGTTTGAAGCCGACTGGAAAACGGCTTGCGCGCAGCGCGACGAGGCGCGCGCAGAGCTCGAGGCGCTTGCAAAGGTGCGCGCGCCGTCCAGTTGCGAGTGCGGCGACGACGACGCTTGCCGTTTTGTTCGTGAGCGGGACGAAGCGCGCGCCGCGTGGGAGGCCTGCGCGATGAATTTGGCGGACATAGAAAGCGACCGCGACGAGCACCTGGAAAAGCGCGGCATTTACGCCGCGGAATGCGTGTCGCTTCGGTCGCGTTTGGTGGACGCGCAACGCGAGCGCGACGAAGCGCGGAAAATCGCAAACGATGCCGTTGCGCAGGTTAGCCGGCTTGAGTCGCTTTGTTTCGAGCGCGAGCAGGCCGCCGCGGAGGTGGAGCGCCTGCGCCTGGTGTGTACTCAGTTGCAGCGCGACCGAAACGAGCTCGCGGCAACGCTCGCATTTGTTCGCGACGAGTACACCGACACGCTAAACATGGCCGAGGATGCGATCGCCATGCGCGGCCGCCTTGCGCTTGTCGACGGCTTGCGCGCGCTGCTTGCCGAAACACAAGCCGAGCTTGCGACCGTGATCGCGATGCGGGGCAACCAATGAGCGCCGATCACGTTGTTGTGAGCGGCCGCGGCGGCCGCATGGTGTTTGCTTGCCTTGCTTGTGATTCGACGATGTCGATCGCGTTTCCCGTCGAGGTTACGGAAGCCGCGCGACATGGGAAAGCGTTTCGCGCGCGTCATGTAGACTGCACACGAGAGGAAAAGAGCCGTGATCCGAGCAAGTTTTGACACCAGGGCGCCGCGATGAAAGCGCGCATCATGATCGGCGATTGCCTCGAGCGGCTGCGCGAGCTCGAGCCGGAAAGCGTCGACGCCGTCGTGACGGATCCACCGTATGGCCTCGGATTTATGGGGCGAGCGTGGGATCACGCCGTGCCGTCGGCGGAGGTATGGCGCGAGGTGTTGCGCGTTTTGAAGCCCGGCGCGCACCTCGTCGCGTTCTTCGGTTCGCGCACCTATCATCGCGGCACCGTCGCGATCGAGGATGCGGGCTTTGAAATCCGCGATCAAATTATGTGGCTCTATGGTTCGGGCTTTCCGAAGTCGCAAAACCTAGCGATCGCGCTCGACAAACGCGCGGGCGCCATGGGTCACCGCGGCTTGAGGCTTTCGATCAGAGGCAACCGGACGCAAGGCGAGGATCTCCCGTATGCGTCGGGCATCGCGGCGCACGAACCGATCACCGCCGAGGCGCAAGCGTGGCAAGGATGGGGAACCGCGCTAAAGCCCGCGCACGAACCGATCGCGCTTGCCCGCAAACCGTTCCGCGGAACCATTGCCGCAAACGTGATCGCGCACCGCACCGGGGCGCTTAACGTCGACGGGTGCCGGATCGAAGCGTCGGCCGACGACGTCGCCGCCGCAGCCGTTTCGAACCGAAGCGGCTTGCGGTATTGCGAGCAGAGCGGCACGGGGCGCGCCGACGGCGTGCACGACATGAGCAAAGGCCGATGGCCCGCGAACGTTTGCCACGACGGATCCGACGAAGTCGAGCGCGTTTTTTCGTCGAGCTCCTCAACACCGTACCGCGCCAACGTCGCGAGCGGCGACGTGTTGCCGCTTTCGGCACGCAGCGCGGGCGGCTATTCCGACGAAGGGAGCGCCGCGCGGTTTTTCTACTCGGCGAAGGCCGACGCGAGCGACCGAAACGAGGGGTTGCCGGCGCGGCTGCGCAACCGTCACCCGACGGTCAAACCCGTTGACCTAATGCGTTGGCTTGTGCGCCTAATCACGCCGCCGCACGGCGTCGTTTTGGATCCGTTTATGGGTTCGGGCTCGACGGGCAAAGCGGCCATGCGCGAAGCGTGCGATTTTATCGGGTGCGAGCTCGACCGGGCGCACGCAGAGATCGCAGAGCTTCGCATTCGTGACGCAGGCGGACTTTTCTGCGAGGTTAAAACAACGTGAACACGCGAACCGGAAAGCAGGTTCAGCGAAAGCGCCGGGCGGTTGTAGGCGATCGCCTTGGTTCGTGGACGATCGTCGAGCTGCTCGAGGACGGGCCGACGATGCACGCGCGACGATGGATCATTGAATGCGCGTGCGGCTACCGTGCGCGCAAGTACGAGTGCGATTTTCGCGCGCACGCGTTGACGCAATGCGCGCAGTGCGCCAACGGCAAAAGGGCGAAGGAATGACGACGAAGGACACGACATGGACCGCCCCCGATGGGGTTGCGACATGGTGCGCATTTGACGCGCTCGCGCATACGCTCGGGCGCCTCGAGGCCGTCGGCGTGTGCATGTGCGGCGAGCCATGGCGCAAGCTATGGGCGAGGGACCGCGACGCCGCGATCCGCGCGCTTTTGCAACGGATCGAGGCGGAAGCGCACCAAGCGCGGGCGTTTGCTGCGCAGGTAGAGGCAAGCCGTGACGCTTAGCCTGGACGCAGAGCTCGAGCTGAACGGCCTTGTGCTTGCGGCCGTGCTCGGCGGCGCGCGAAGCAAGGCGGCAATCGTTCGCGCGGTTCGGTCGACGTCGGGTTATTCGGCGGCGACGATCGAGCGCAAGATCGAAGGGCTGGCCGCGAACGGGTTGATTTGGCGCCGACGCGTAAGCGACGGCGGGCCGGTTACTTTTTGGCCGCGGAATAGTTGCGCGGCGCCGCGTTAATGTGTAGAGAATAGGGCCGCGACCACGTCGCACCTAGAAAGGGCCATCATGATCAGGATTGGGAACCGATCCGCAAGCCTTGCGGAAATTGCAGGGCTTCTCGCCGAGCTCGACGCGCTTGCGGCAAGCGGCGCCGCGGACATGCAGCGCGACGAAACGCGCGCGCTCCTGCGCGCATGTCTTCGCATGCGGGGTGTTTCGTGAACCTGCCCGAGCCGCGCGAAGGCATGATCCGGGAATGGATCTTCGGCGTTGTCGGCGTTGCGCTTGCGCTTGCCGGCGTTTGGTTTTGCCTTGCGACGATCGCTAGCTTGGGGGCCGGATGAGCCGCGAACCGTTGCCCGACCTTGTGCCGACGATCGTTCGCGCGGTGAAGGCCGGCGCCGTGCAGCGCGGGACGATTCGCGCGTTTTTGCTCGTCGAGGGCCACGCGGTAGCGGAAAGCACGCTTAGCGGGATTTTGCGCATGGCATGCGCGCAAGGCGTGCTTTCGCGCACCGGGGAAAAGCGCGGGACGCGTTACCGCGTGGCCAAATGGCGAACGCGCACCGCGCGCCCTGCGCGGCTTGCGGAGCTCGAGCCCGTTGAATTGATCGACGACGCGGCGACGACGACGCCGGCGCTACCTGATTTCGAGGATCTGTAACCCACACGCAAAGGAAAGAGCCATGAGCAAAAAGACCGCAATCACCAAGCCCGCGCCCGATGGGGCGCTCGCGTTCGTCGAGGAATCCGCCGCGGCGGTGCTCGAGCGCGTGATCGCTTCGGGCGATCTGTCGCGCCTTACGCCAGAGGAGCGAAATGCACTCTACGTGCAGACCTGCTCGAGCCTCGGCCTTAACCCCATGACGCGGCCTTTTGAGTACGTCACTCTCCAAGGCAAAATGGTTCTTTACGCGCGGAAAGACGCGACGGACCAGCTACGCGCGATTCGGGACGTGAGCGTCTCGATCGCGTCGCGCGAAAAGGTCGGCGAGCTCCTGATCGTGACCGCTCGCGCAACCATCGGCGGGCGTTCCGACGAGTCGATCGGAGCGGTCGCCCTCGAGGGCCTGCGCGGTTCCGATCTCGCAAATGCGTACATGAAAGCGGAAACCAAGGCAAAGCGTCGCGTGACGCTTTCGATCTGCGGCCTTGGCTTCCTCGACGAAACCGAGATCGGCGACGTCGGCGCCGCGCCCGTGCAGCGCCGGCCGGCGATCATGACGCCAAGCGGGCCCGTGCTCGAAAGCGCCGCGACCGTCGAGGCAACGGGCGAGATCGACACCGCGCGGATCGATGCGCTCGCCGCAGAGCTCGAGGCGTCGACGTCGATCGAGGATCTTGCGAAGGCATGGCCCAAGGTGAGCGCGGCAAACAAGCGATCGCCTATGAGCGACGCGGAAAAAACGCGGCTGCAAGAGATCCGCGACCGCAAAAAGGCCGAATTTGCGGCGGAAGCGCCCGCAAGCTGATAACACTAACCCCGCGGCGCGCGTCCTTTGGTCCCGCCCTTCGGGCGCGCGTCGCACCTGTCACCATAGAAAGAGCCATCATGATCGCATCATTTTCCGCAGCCGCGCGGCTGCTTTCGTGCGCGTATTGGGCCCGGCTCGACGTCAACGGCGCTTCCGAGACATCCGACGCCGCAAGTCACGGGCAAGAGCTCCACGCCATTTTTCAAGCGTGGATCGAGTCGCGCGAGCTTCCGGCGCTTGCGCTCGTAAGCTCGACCGAATTTGCCGCGTTTGCGGCCGCGCTTGACGCCGGGTGTCATGCGTTGCCGTCGGATGAGCTCGCCGCGTTCCGTGAGCGCGTGCGCGCAGGCGATTCGTTTTGCGAAAGACCGTGCGCCGTCAACCTTGCAACGGGGGCGGCGCGTTGGTTGCCGATTGATCGTCGCGACTATGCCGCGGCGATGCTCGACCCGCTCGAGCTTCCGGGCACATTCGACGCGGCCGGGCCGGTCGACGGTTGGCTTTCCGCGTTGGTGGTCGAGCTCAAAACGGGGCGCCAAGATGGCTTGGACGTGAGCCGCGAAAATGCGCAGTTGAAGGCGCAATGCCTTGCGGCGTGCAGTCTTTTCGACGTCGAAAACGTCGACGGCGTGATCCTGCATTGGACCGGCGATCGCTTGCTTGCGTATCGGCACCAATACGAACGCCGCGATCTTGCGGCTTGGGGCCGCTACGCCGTGGCTCCACGCCTCGAGCGCGCCGCGTACGCTCGAGCGGTGCCCGAGCCCGGCGACGGCTGCAAATGGTGCCCGGCTGCGGCAACGTGCCCGGGGCTTGCGGCATCGATTGACCCGGGCGAACCATTCGACGCCGTCGAAGGTCTGCGCCGGCTGGCCGTGGCGAAGACCGCTTGCGACGCGCTCGACGCGCGCCTACGCGCTACGGCCGACGCGCAAGGCGGCATCCGTGACGGCGCGCGCGTATGGGGCCGCACGATCACGACGCGGCGCGAGGTGGACGAAGCGCGCGCGCGCGAAGCGTTGCAGCGCCTCGGGCCCGAGGTGGTCGCGTCGTGCGAGGAGCGGCGTTTGACGGCCAAAAGCATCGAAGACGGGTTGGCCATGCTTCCGATCGGGCAAGAGGTCGAAGCGCGCGACGAGCTGCACCGCGCAGGCGCGATCGTGGGTAAGGATATCGCCGTTTACCGTTGGCAAAAGGCCGCGAAATGACGTCGCCCGTCATTCGTCGCCGCGTGGAGATCGGCGTGCTTGAGTTTGGGATCGGCGTGATCCCGAAGCCATGGGCGCGCCCGAGGCTCGGCAATAGCCGCCGAGGATATACGCCGCCCGACGTCGAGGCCCACCGCGAAACGGTGCGCTGGTGTGGTTTGCAAGCCCGCGCCAAATGGGAAAAGCTGCACGGCCGGCCATGGCCGCGGAGCAAGGACCACGAATACACCCTAAGCGTGCGCGCGTTCCGCGCTCGGCGCGCGGGCGATTGGGATAACTTCGGCAAGCAGATCGGCGACGCGCTCGAGGGAACGTTATTTCCGGACGATCGGCAAATTCGCTTGGGCGAATCCGGCTGGATCGATCCGGGCGATGAGGAATGGAGCGGGACGCCGCGCTACGAGGTGCGGCTAGTTGCTTATGAGGTGAAGGAAACCAAGCGCCCACGCGTGCGCACGAAGGGATCGGCCAATGAGTGATCAAGCATTGAACCGGATCGCCACGGCGATCGAAACGCTCGCGGCCGCGGTCGCCGAGCTCGCCAAGGCTCGACCCGCGACGGCGTCGACGTCGAGCAACTCGAGCACTTCAAAGGGCGGCGGCTCGAGCTCGGGCGGCTACGAAGACCGGCCGACGAACCGTGACGGAACGCTAGTCGGGTCGCCCGAAGACCTTGCAACCGAATGGGGCGATCCGGTGATCCGATACGTTCCGCGCGGCTGGTCGGGAAACGACTACAAGGGCGTGCAAATGTCGCAAACGTCGCCGGTGTTCTTGCGCTGGTTGGCCGACGAGCTCGCGCGCGGGATCGAGCGCAAGCGCGCGGCCGGCGACCATGAAAAAGCCGGGTGGGATCGAAAGACGCAATTGCGCGCGGAAGCGTGGATCGACAAGCTCGCGGGAACGGCCGGCAACGCGCCTAACCCGTTCGCGCTCACCGCGCCCACAAGCGCGGGCATGCCGCCAATTGACGACGACGCCGGCGACGGCTTTTCCGACGACGACATTCCATTTTGAGCATGAGAAAGCCCGCGCAAGCGGGCTTTTTCGTTAGGGAAGCGGCCGACGCGCGAGAAGGCGCGCCGTGGTGACGAAAAGCCACCGAAGCAACCGGATCCACCAAGGGCGCTCCACCTCGAGCGGCTCACCGATGCGCGGCAATGATTCCGGCGCCGTGGCGACGGTTTGCGGGCCCTTTGGTGTGACGGGGGCCAACGGTTCGGGCTTGGGCGCGTTCGTCGCGCCTTGCCCGGGCTCCGCGGACGCCGCAATGCTTACGAGCTCGGCGGGCGCCTCGGGCTCAGGCGTCGCGGGCTTGGGCGCTTCGATCGGGTCGGCGGGGATCGTCCGGTCGTATTCTCGGGCGATGCTTGCCACGCTTCGCGAGTAGATTTCAGGCGGCGCCGTAAAATAGCCGAGCGCGGAAAGGTTGCGCACAAAGCCGAGCGCGTCATTTTCGAGCGCGCGATCGATCGCCACGGCGTAGCGGCCATGTTTCCACTCGAGGGCGGCCGGGTCTTTCTTCGACGGCGCCCACCGGCCGACGAAAAACGCGCAATGATGCGCAACGGCCTCGGCGAGCGACTCGAACGCGACAAACCGATCGCGAATCACGTAGATCCGTTTTCCGGGCGTTTCCGACGGGCCGGCATCCTCGATCCTGGTGTCGCTCGGCGCGGTACGGCGGAAGGCGTCGAGCTCCTCGGGCGTCCAATGCTCGCGGGTCGCAAAATCCTGCACGCAACCTTCCCAACCTTTCGGGCATTTGATCCCGCCAAGGTTGTAATTCATGACCGCCTTAAACCGGTTGGTTTCAAGGGCCATTTGCGCAAGCATGATCAGCGTTGCGGATCGGAGCTCTTGCGGCGTCGGCGGCGTTGCGACCGTGTGCGAGGCTTTGGCGAGCACCTCGCGCCGGGTGCGGATCACGGGCTCGAGGTGGAGCCGCACGGCTAGGTAGAGCTCGGGAACCTGCACCGGCGTTCGCCTAGCAGGCAAAACGCGGTTCGTCACTCGTCGTCGCCGGCGGGCGCCTCGGGCGCCGCGTCGGCCTCCGCGCTAGGCGCAAGCGGCTCGAGCGGCTGCGGCTCGAGCTTCGCGCCAACGACATCGCGCAACGCGGTTGCGAACGGCATAGCGTGTGCGACCGCCTCGAGACGAGCGGCGAGCGTCGGATCGGCCGTGCACGCCGCCGCTAGCTGCTCGCGCGCGCCTTGGCGCTCGTCCAGCATGCGCGCAAGCTGCCGCGCCGATTCCGAATGCCCGAGCGCGAGCGTGTGCGCTTCGCGATCGAGCTTCGGAAGGTTGCGCGTGATTTGCTCAAAAAGCTCGACCAGCGCAAAAGCGATCTGAACCGCGTCGTTCATTCGGAACCCTTGATCTTGGCGCCGCAAGCGCCGGAAATCAGCGCGGCGCGTTGCGAATAGTAGGCCTCCGCGCATCGCGTAAGCAACACCGGATCGCCCACCTTGACGCCTGCGCGAGCGCACGCCACGTCAGCGGATTTGACCGCTGCGGCGGCGATCTCGCATTCGTGCGCGCACCCGGACGCAAGGGCACCGAGCACAAGCCAAGCGGCGACGACGACGGCGCGGGTCACTTGGCCGCCCCCGAAACAAGCCGCTGGATCTGCTCGACGGTGCCCACGGGGTTTACCCCGTACCGGCGAAGGAGCTTCGTGAACGCGGCGAACCGCGGCGAACGCTCGCACCGCTCGATCCATTGCTCGGGCGTCGCCGTGCGCAAAATCACGTTTAAAACCGCGGTGACAATCGACCAAGCGATCGCCCCGCGCGCGATCAACGCGTCGGCCGTCATGGGTGAGGCCCTCCGGTTCGCGCCTCAAGCCGGGCGATCTTTTCGCCGTGCGATTGTACGATGCGCTCCAGGCGTTCAACGTCGCGGGTCAACGCCTTTTCGACGCGATCCAGGTCGGCGGCGACGCCGTCAAGCTTGGTTTCGATCGTGCCAAGGCTCGCACCCACTCGCAACGCCATAACGGCGAAGCCGGCAAGCGTTGCGAGAAGGTTTGCCCACGTGATCGCCTCGGGCGCCATTGTCACGCCTCGGCCGCGGGGGCGTTGACCGCTGGCGCGCTTTCAGCCGGTTTGGCTTCCGCGGTTTGGCTCGTCGCTTTCAAAGCGTTTTCAAGAACGCGCAGAGCGTTCAAAATCGCTTCCGCGTCCTCGAGTGACGGTTTGCCGCTTGCTTGATAACCGCGCGCGGTGTTGACGATAACCATAAACGCTTGGGAAATGTCCATGTTGGCCCTTTCTCGTTAGTCGGCGATCGTAGCAGGTTCCTCGAACGTTGACGATACCGGAAGCACGGGATCAATCGTCGAGCTTTGGACCTGCGGATCGTCCGGCTTGATTTCAATGATCGTCAAATCAAGCTGCGACGGCTGCGCAAGCCACGTGAGCAGATACGAATCGTCTTCGCCCCACAAATCATAATCCGGACCTGCGAGTTCACGCGAACCCTCGGCGACGCTGCCCGAGTCGGCGTAAAGCTGAAATTGAACGTTCGCCTTGCCGTCAATACCGATCGTTGTGATCTGCACGTTGGAAACGCGGAGCTTGTCGGCGGTCTTAATCGGCCATCCCGTCGAAACGGGTTGAATCGTAGCGTACATGGTGAGCCTTTCAGGGTGCGAAAACTTGGATCTTGACGTCGGCGCCGTTAAGCCGGATCTGAATATATCCGAGCGAAGCGCCTGCGGTGGCATAGTACGTGGTCGGGCCGCCGTTGGTGGCAACGAAATTTCCAGCCGATCCAAGAACAAAGGTGTTGTTCGTTGTCGGCGTTGCGGCGTTTGCGTCTACGCCAAGAATAATGTTACCGCTGCCGGTGGTGAGGCCGCCGCCGGCGCTTTGGCCAATTGCAACGTTGTTAACGCCGGTGCTTGATCCTGAAACGCCCGTCATTGCGCCGCGGCCAACGGCCGTGTTGGATCCACCGGTGAAAAAATATCCGGAGTTTTTGCCGATCCAAGTGTTATTGGATGCGGTCGTTTGCGTCTGGCCGGCATTGCTTCCGACGCACACGTTGTTCGCGCCGGTCGTGATCTGGTTGCCGGCAACCGCGCCAATCAACGTGTTGTCGCCGCCCGTGAGCGCGCCGCCGGAGGCAGTCGCGTACCCAACAAACGTGTTGTTTGAGGCCGTCGAGCAATTAAGACCGGAGAACACTCCCAGATACGTATTGTTCCCGCCGGTCGTGATGCCCTGTGCCGATTGAAAGCCAACCGCGACGTTGTTCGCTCCGGTCGTGGACCCAGAGACGCCTTGCATTGCTTGCGACCCAACGGCCGTGTTTCGGATGCCGGCCGAATACACCTGCGCGTATCGACCAACGGCGGTGCAATCACTTGCCGCTGTCTGCTGGTACAGTGCCGCCTCGCCAACGGCGGTGTTTCGTGAACCCGTTGTGTTCCCTCGCAGGGATTGCGAGCCAACCGCCGTGTTGCCTGTGCCGGTCGACACGGACAAGGCACCAAGGAGCGATTCGTACCCAACGGCGGTGTTTGAGGTTCCGTTTTGGTACAGCGCGGCGTTTGCTCCGACCGACACGTTTTGCGTTCCGGTCGTTACGCCCCATCCTGCTTGCCATCCAACGGAGGTGTTGTTGAACCCGGTCGTGTTGTTGAACGATGCGCCCGATCCAATGGCGGTGTTCTGGTTTCCGGTCGAGTAGCGCAGCGCCTGCGAGCCGAGCGCCGTCGTGTTTGCGCCGGTGGTGTTCGTGTCAAGCGCGAGGTTGCCAAGCGCCACGTTGTTTGCCTGCGCCCCCGCGCCACGTCCCACGCGCACGCCGAAGACGTCGATGTCTGCGGCGGTCGTGAGCGAGCGGCCAGCGGTCGGCGACGTGCCAAAGCTTACGTTGCCGTTAGGCCCCTGAATGCGGACAAATTCGGCAAGCGCCGTTCCGTTCCATCCCGCAATGACCGTGTCATACGTCGCCAAGGTCGACGAATAAACGTGCGAAATTACGCCCGTCGGCACGGTGTTGCTAGAAACGTAAAAACCAATGCTTGTGTTTGAGTTGTTTGCAAACGTGGTGTTGCGAAGCCGCAAATATTCTGCGTAAGATGTCGTCCCGCCTGCTCGTTCAATGTGAAGCCCGGGCCCCGTTCCATACGGATTTGGCGTGCCAAGCCCGGCGTTGCCGGTGCTGTCAATGCGCATGCGCTCGACAAGCGATCCGCCATTCGGCCGGGTGAGGAACTGCAAGTGACCGCCGAAGTCACCCGCGGTTGCGTTATCCTTGCCACCGACGATCTTGGACCACGTTGTGGGGCTCGTCCCGGTGAAATAGCCTCCAAAAGTCACGGCGCCACCTTGGCCGGCCGTAATGGTGCCAGTGTAAATCGACGCGACACCGAGGCCGGACAACGCAGAATCGCGCACGTCCAAAGGGCCAAGCGGCGTCATTGTCGCGGTGCCGCCGATCAATACCTGTTGCGACGACGACACGCCGAACGCAAAACCGCCCGACGCCGAAAAGCGCAGGATCGTTCCGCTTGTGCCGCGGGACATGCCGGTGCCGCTCGAGCCCGTGAACGAATACGCAGGCGCGCCGGTCGACCCGTCGGCAACCTCAAAAATCCCCGTGTTGGTTACAATTGTTCCGGATTGCGAAAGACGCGAATTTCCGATCGTGGTTGGAGTACTCCAAACGGGGATCGTGCCGGCTGTGCCGCGACCGCTAAGCGGATTCGTGAGTTGATTTGCCATGTGCCGGCCTCAGTAAAACGCAAGAGAAACGGTTTGACCCGCGCCGACGGCGAAGGCAAAAAGCGTCGTGACGTCGACGGGGTTGGAAACCATGTCGACCAAATACGCTTGCCCGGGCGCGAGCTGGATCCCGCGCGAGCTCGAGACGGTCGAGCCGCCGAGGCGGATCGTTTCCGTGTTGCTCGGCGACGCCTGGATCGTGAGCGCGCGATCGATCGTGTCGACGGGTGCCACCGCAAAAAGGGCCGTTGCAACGCCAGCGGTGATCGTGACGTCGGCCGCGTCGCGCATGCTTGCCGTTGACGGCGTCGGCGTCGGGCTTTCGACAATGACGCGCAGGCGCCCGCGGTTATCGACCTGGACGTTATCGTTTTGGTTATCCGTGAGCGTCGGAAGCGTCGCGGAATAAGTGCCTTGGATCAATGACATTTGCGGGCCCTCGTTCGGTTCAACGGTAGCAGGCGGCGACGGCGATCGCCTTGGTGTTGTCGTAGGTGAGCGTTGTATCCGTCGACGAGCACGCGAGAAATACGCCCGTTGTAAACGGGATCCCGTTGCCGGCGTCGCGGAAGACCTTGGCGACGTTGACCGGGCCCGCGGGGAGGTAAATCCGAAGCTTGGGCGCCGTTCCGTTTGCCGGAAGCGAGGTTGCGTCAAAAACCATAAGCGTGGTTCCGCCCGTCTTTACGTAAACGTCCACCGCGCCGAGGTTTGCGGCGCCCGTGACGAGCAGGCCGGACGCGATCAGTGTGCCCGAGGTGTTTGGGCTGAACACCCACGTTCCGGCGTTGCCCGCCGCTACGTCGGTGACGTTGTCGACGTTGACGCGCAGCACACCGCGGTTCGTCGCTTGGAGCTCGACGGCCTCGCCGTTTGCGACGCTTGGAAGGACGGCATTATAGCGGGCGAGGCCCAACCACTTAAAAATCGTTTGCGAAAAATTCGACATGGTCGCCTCTTGCTCAAATGTAAAGCTGTCGCCAGCCTTCGACGACGAACGTTGACGTGCCGACGACGTCGCACGAATGCGTCGACCGGTAGCCGATGAGCTCGACGGCGGGATCGTTCACGCCAGGAAACCCGGCCAAATCGCCCGACCATTCGAGCACCGCTTGAAACGCCAAGCCGCTACCGGCGGCGACGACGTTTCGCTCGGTCAAAATGTAATTCGTCGCGGGCGTTGCTTGATCGTACAAACGCAACGCAAGGTAAACGCTTGCGTTATTCGTCGGCGCAAGGTCAACGACGGCGCGCACGGTTATTCCATAGGTTCCGCGCGGGCCGCCGCTTGCACCGAAGGCCGTATCCCAAATGGTTGAATCGGCATATTGCACGCCGCCAATCGTGACAAGCGCATAAGCCGCGCCAAGGCTCGCAACGCTCGCGCCGCCGAGCGTCGTCGATTGCTGAACCATCGCGTGCAATTCCGTATAACGGCGCTGCGGTAGCACCATAAACGAAGGGTTTACCCAACGCCCGGGGTTTGCGAGAAGGACCGCCGTCGGCTTGTATACCTGCCCGTAAATGTCGCCAGTGCCGGCGCCGAGCGTTGGACACCAACGATATTCGCCAAGCGGAAGGCCGCCCGAATCAAGCACGCCGACGATTTCGCCGCCGGTTAGCGTTGTCGTGTCAATGCTCACCAGATCGAGCGCCGACGCCACGGTAAGCCGCCGGCTAAGCCCTTGCGTTGCCCACGGCGCGCCGATCGCCAAAGCCGTAAGGCTGTCGTTCAAATACTTCGTCCGGTTCGCGAGCGCCTGCGGCGCTAGGGCGAAATTCGAAGCGTCGCCGGTGTCGCCGTTTGAAACGGTCTGCACCGGCGACGAAAACGTGGCGGATTCGACGATGTTTTGAGGCATGGATCACACCAGGTAAATAATGACAACGTCAGTGGGAAACGTGATCCAATACGCGAGGGTAATGTCCACGTGCGCCGCTTTAACCTTGCGAAGCATTCGGATCAGCCGCCGAATATACGCGCCGAGCGGGCCAAAGCCTATCACGAGATCGGGCCCTACCGTGATCCCCGGGCCGATTTGCCATGACGAAAACGGCGGGACGTCGGGCGCGAAGGGCGCTTTCACCTCGACTAGCACTTGATCCCAATACAGCGGATCGCCGGGCGCGCTTGTGATCGTGTACGTCGGAAAGCCGCAGAGCGGGATCACGACGTCAAGCGCGGCCTCTGTTCCCGCCTTCGCCCAAATATCCATCGCGCGCTGGATCACCTCGCGCGCGAAAGGAAGCTCGGTTTCTACGATTGGGCCGTCCAAAAACGTATCCGTGCAGGTCGCTAGGATCGCATCGGGTGCGGCGGTAAGGCTCCATGCGGCGGTCGCGTCGCGTGCGCCTTGGGCCATCATATCGCGCACAAGCCCGAAGGCTTCGAGCAGGTTTGCGCCTTGCCCGCGCTGGAGCCAGATCGGCGCGCGATCGCGTTCGTAGTCTACGAAATCCGTCATAGGCTCACCGCATTAATCGTGAGCAAAAGCCCAACGATATTTGTCGGAAGCGGTGCGATATAATCCGAGACGCCGCCCGCAATGATCGCGTTTGCCGCCGACGGCGGCGACATGAGCGCCTCCATGAGTGCCGCCCCGTATACGGTCCCGCCGATCGGAGCGGCATTGACGACGCGCACGACGGCGGCCTCGGCTTCCGCCTGCAACGCGGCAAGCGGTGTCGCGTCGCCTGCGGCGCGGTAAACGGTTGCCGTGAACGTAAAGAACACCTGCGCGGCGGCCATCGTGAGGATCGACGTTCCCAACGCGTGCTTAACCTGGAGCACGGCGTCGACGGCGGAGACCGTTGCCGCGCTTGCGCCGCCGGTTTCAGTGGCGAGCACGACGCGCAATTGACCCGCGCCGATCGCGTCGACGCGCACGCGCGCAACCTCAGGCGCCGCCTCAAAACACCAGGCCTTGATCTGGTCCGCGGTTTGGTTTCCGCGGAGCGCCCATTGCAGGCTACACCGCGTGCGTAGACGCTCGTCGGTTTCGGTGTCGGTGCCCGGCGACGCGATCCAGGTCGACCCGATCGGCGGGTTGTCGACCGTCAACGCCGGTTGACCCGACGCGATCAGCGTGATCGCATTGTTCGGCACGTTCCAAGCGGCGCCCGTTTGCGTCGCGATAACCTCGAGGGCGAGCGTTTGAAGCCCGAGGAGCGAAACCGGAAGGCGGTTTGTGAACCGGCGCGTTCCGTCGGCCGTCGCGAAAACGAGCTCGGCGGCAAGAAACGAACGCGGGGCGGCGTCGGTGTTGGTGAGCTCGACGAACCCGATCGTTGCGGTGCCGTCGGTGCGCGATATCCCAAAATGCGACGTTGCGAGCAGATCAAGCCATGGGCCCGCGGCGGTTGAAAGGTGCGCCCCGCGCGCAATGTCGGAAATCAGGCCGTAAAGCTCGGCGTTAAGCTCGGCGTTTGATTCAAACAGGGTGCGCGCGACGCTTCCGCTTTGCCACGACGCAACCGGCATTCCCGCAAGCCGCGCGACCGCAATCGATTGGTCGAGGAGTTCCGACGAGCTCGGGACGGTGATCAAATCGTCGAGGGAGGCCGGCATCATGTCACCGAGGCGGAAAGAAGGTCTGCCGAAACGTTATCGATCGCGAGGGTAAGCGCGAACGCTTCGCCCTGGACTGGTAGCACGATCACGCGCAACGCGAGGCGGTACGAGATCCCGGACGCGTCGATCGCCGTGCTTTCCACCTGGACGTCGGCAACGCGCTCGTCCTTCGCAAGCTCGGCGGCGACGAGTGCCGCGATCGCCGGCACGTTGCGCGCGTCGAAACCATCGCCGAGCAACGCGCGCACGTCGTAACCATACGCGGGATCGTATGAGAGGCCGCCGCCGGGCGTCTCGAGGCGCCGCGAAAGCGCCTCGCCAAGCATGCCGACGCTTGACGCGCGCCACGCGAAAGAAACGTCGAGCGATGGAACGGTGGAGACGTCGAGGCCGTAATCCGTCATGCAAGCACCTTTACATTTCCGGGCCCAATTAGGGCGGTTGGGTTGACGTCGGAAACGCGGAGCACCGGCGACGGTATCGCGCCGGGCTCGAGCGCGACGATCGTTCCGTTGACCGACACCGAAGGCGCCTGCACCGAGATCGACGCGGCCGCGTTGATCGATACGCTCGAGGCCGTCGCGCTTGTGAGAATGGCAAACGGCGTCTCCATGTCGCGAGCAAACCCGAGCAAAGCGCGCGAGCCCGGGATCGGTGTCGCCTGCACACCGGCGACGGCATGCACAAGCGGCACGCCGGCAAGCCCGGCGATCCGCCCGTCGTCGGGCACAACGTCGACCGTCGAGCCCGTCGAGGCGGTCACCGTGCACGGATAGAGTGTGACCGTTTCAGAGGCGCGCCATTTCGCTGCGGCGCCGACGGCGGCGACGAAATCCCGTTTCATCGCGTCGATTGGGGTAAGGTCGACGTTTGCCGCGCCGGGCGTTCCGTCGCAATCGATCACAACGCGCGAGGTATCCGCGCCGATCTCGTACGCGACGCGACCGATCAAGAAATCGTCGAGGTATTGACCGGGCCGGGGTAGCGGCATTTCGGCGACGACGATCCACCGGAGATCGATCGGCACACGGTCGACAATCACGAACGCCGACGACACGCGCCGCGCGTTCCGGCTGCGCGCCTCGGGGCTTTCGGCTTCGTCGCCGATCCAAACGTCGCCCGTTTCGGTGTAGCGCCACGACGCGCCCACCTCGAAGGCGAACAGGTCGAGCGCGCGGGCCGCGCTTACCGCCGGGATCGAGTAACGCTCGAACAGGCGCGAAAGGACGCGGGCGCTCGAGCTCGTCGCGATGGTGATCCCCATCGTCGACGCGATCGCCTGCAAGATTGCGGCGCCGGTCGACCGACGAAACGAACGCGGCGACATGAGCGCGTCACCGTTGCCCGAACCGCCGATCAAAAAGACGTGCAGCCGATCGCGATACGGATCGGCGGAAACCACGCGCGCGGCAAGCGACATTGTTTCGCCGCTGATTGTGTCGGTTGCGACAAGCCGCACAAACCCCGAGATCGTCGGCTCGGCGCCCTCGAGATCGATGTCCGCGTGCCATTGCCCAAGGCGCGGCATGTGGACCGACGCCTCGAGCACGGCGCGCCCATTGACGGACCACGCGATCGAGCTCACGGGGTGTTGCCCGTCGCGCGCGGCGACGCCGGCGCGGCCGGCTTCGGTTGCGTTCCAGCGCCCGGCGCCTGAATGCCTGCGGCCTTGCGCTTGGCCGCAAGAGCGTTCACGGCGTCGAGGACGTTTGTAGCGGCCGCGGCCTTTTTGGCGCTAGCCGTCGGCCGCGCAAAGTTTTGGACCAGTTTAGCCGACGCGGTCCAGATTCGCTTACCGTCGAAGCTCGGAACGTCGAGGCCCTCGATCACGAATTCGCGAAGGCCGTGCATTTGGATCATGGGGTGCAACACGATCACCGGCGCGGGGCGCTGCTTGCCCGGCTTTGGCATGATGATCCGCATTAACCGATCGTATGCCTGAAAATGCGCATCGTTCCAGAGTTTCCACGAAACCGTTAGTTTCGCCGGGGTATACCCTTGGTAAGACACCTTTGCGCCGTCGGTTCCGGGCGCCTCGGCGACATCCCATTTGGAGCCGATAGACCCGCCAACCTCGACGGCCGTTGACGCGAAGTCCACTTGCGTTTGCCCCGCAACGAAGGTGATCGAATCCCAATCAGGGGTAATCGCTTGGGTTGGAAAGTACGTCATGACGCGGCGAGCTCGATCGAGAGTTGGCGAAAGAGAGTCAACACCTCCTCGGCGGTGACGCGTCGGATCTCCTCGGCGATCTCGCCTGCGGTTCCGCCTGCGCCGTCCACCTGGATCTGAATCACGGGGGCAAACGTCGTCGTGCCGCCGCCCTGCGCTCCCGCCGCGGCCGTTGTGGCGGGCGGTTTGACCATCGCACCGATTGCGCCCTGCGGGCCTCCGGTTGCGTCGCCTAGCCCCTGCTCGAAACCGGCGCCGACGTTTTCACCGATCGCGGCAAACACGGTCGAGGGCGAATTGATCCCGAGAAGGTCTTTCGCCCCTGTAACCAAGCCCTCGACGCCGCCCAAGAAAAAGTCCTTCACCGATTGCCACGACGCCTTGATCCCGTTTAGAAACCCGTCGACAAGGTCGGATCCGGCTTGCGTGAATGAGTCGATCGAGCTCGAGACGACGCCGCCGAGCTCGTCAAACCACGTCACGACGCCGTAAACAAAATCGCCGATCGCGTTCCCGAGCATTTCGCCGACCATGGTCCACCCAAGGTAGGCTTTCACGACAAGCGACACGGCGCCGGCGACGACGCCTAGCACCGTCGCGATCGCGGTTAGAGTCGTTTTCAGCGCGTCGAGCGCGTGCGTGGTGTCGCTCCCGTCGGCGGACATTTCGCCAAGGATGCCCGACACGGCGCCAAACGAATCCGCGAAAACCTGTTGGAGCGTCGGCAAGAACGCCAAGAATTCGAGGATCAAGGGCTGCATGATCTTCGCGAAGGTTCCGAACCCTTCCGCGATGTTTTCGATCATTGCCACGATCGGCTTGCCGGTTTTGCTCGCGGGATCGAGCGCGTCGCCAAGCGATTTCACAAAGCCTTTCACGTTGTCGAGGCTTGGCCCGGTTTGCGCGGCGTTGAAAAGCTCGAACGGCCTCGAGGTGAGCGACGACACCAAGCCGCCGAGGCTCGTCGATAGCTTGTCCATCATGCCGCCGAGCTCGCCGCCGCTCACCGTTTCTTGCAAGGCTTGCAGCGTCGCCGCGATTCCGGTGGTTGCGTCGATCTTGCCTTCGCTTTGCAGTTTCTTCGCCTGCTCGGCGGTGATCCCTAGCTGCGTTCCCAAAACCTCGTAAACGCGCTTTAGCGGGATTCCGGCGCTGGCAAGTGAATCCATGGATTCGCCGGTAAGCTTGCCTTGGCTTTGGATCTTGCCGAACGCCTCGGTTACTCGATCCATCACCTCCGTTGACATGCCCTTGAGCGCGGCAAGGTCGCCAACGCCTTTCATGACGACGTCAAGCTCCATTGGCTTGAAGCCGGCCGTAAGGAGCTTTTGGTATGTCTCGATCACCTGCGGCGTTTCAAACGGCGTTTTGCCCGCGAATTCGACCGCCTGCTTATAGAGTCGATCGGCCTCCTGCTTTGAACCCACAAGGGTTTCGAGGGCGATCATGGTGTTTTCCTTAAACACCGCCGAATCGTAGGCAAATTTCGCCGTTGCCTTAGCCGCGTCAAAGGCTACTTGCGCAACCTTCGCGATCGCCTGCGCGGCAACCGACCCGACGGCGACCGCGGCGGCACCAAACCCGCCCGTGTTTTTTTTGGCGCGCTTCGCGGCGCCCGCGACGTCGTCGAGCGCGTCGGCCGCATCATTTGCCGGGCCGCTCACCCGATCGGCAAGCGACACGACGAATTCAAACGCGTTTGACGCCATAGATCACTTGCCTTTCGGTTTCGCCGTGAGGAATTCGCGGATCAAATAGCACACCTCCGCGATCAACATGCCGCCCACCTCGGCCTCGGGCTCGTCGCTACCTTGCGCAAGCGCATGGATACAGCGCCCGGCGGTCACGACATCGCGCCGGGTTGCATTCCATGCCGCCGTTATTTTTTTGCGCGCACCTCTTCACCAAGTTTCAACGCCTCGACCAGTTGAGCGGCGACAAGATCCGCCGCAGGCGGGATCAGGTCGAGCGCCTCGCGGAGCGCCGAACCCGACGGCTCGACGATGCAATCGATCGCGAGCTGCTCGGCTGCGCTCGCCTGTTTCTTCGGGTCGGTCGCGGCGGACCGAAACGCGCGATAGATCGGCCGCGTCGGCGCCTTGGTCGTAAACGTCGCCGTGCGGCCGCCTGCGCTCACCGTGAAGCGTCGCAAGCCGTCGCCGGCGTCGTGTTCTTCGTGGAGCTCGGCGCTGGAAAGCTCGCGCTCGAGCACGGCGCCGAAAGCGTCGGCAAGCACCGGATCGGCGTCGCACGCCTTGGCCGCTGCGGCCTTGTCTTCGACGAGCTCAAAAAAGAGCGCCTCGCGCGCTTCGGATCGGCGGTCGCCGAGCATGCGCGCGCGGTGCGCTTGGTAGTCCGCGCGGGTCGCCGCGCGGAACGTGAAAGAGAGGCCCCGCCCTTCAAGTTCCATGGTTTGCCTTTACGATCAGATTCCAAACCCGCCGAACGGAAGGATCCCGCCCGACTGCGGCGCCGCGAGCGGCTGCACCGCCTGCTTGCCGCCGCGCTCGATCAGCATGATATGAAGATCGCACGCCACCGCGATCGCGTCGGATCCCTGCGACGCCGAATCCTGCACGCTGGTGATACGGCATCCCCGAAGAATGTCCGTGACCAGCGGCGAACCGTTGTCGCGGTAACTGATCGTAATGTCAAACGAGGCTTCCATGAAGCCCTGCCCAAGCGCGTCAACAAGCTCGGCGAATTCCTGCTTGAACAGGGTAATTGCGCCGCTTTCTTCGAGCTGGCCGCGCGTGCGCCCGAGCACCTGCGAACCGGTGCCAAAGACCGTTCCGGGCTCGAGCGTGCTTGTGTAGCTCACCTCGGAAACGCCGAGGGTGCGCGACCCGTTCAGCGTGATCTCCACGCTTGAAAAGTCGTAACGGTTGCCGTTGATCAGTGGGTACGTTGCCATTTTTTCGATCTCCTATCAGGCGACCGCAACCGCGGGGTTTTGGAACGCGATCTCAGCCTCGATCGTCTTAAGGTAGCCGCGCGGCGTGACGCGCACGCGCACGACGATCTTAGACGTGGTGACGACGTTCGTCGTGCGGTCAATTACCGCCGTAACGGCCGTCGCATCGCCCGGGCCGACGAGCGCATCCCGAAGGGCCGTCGTCACGTCGCTTTCAATGTTCCGCGCGTCGACCTCGTCGATCGTTCCGTTTGCGTTTACGCGCACCGAGGAATTCAGGTAGCGCAGGAGCCGCGCGCGGGTCGTGGCGCACGCCTTGTCAATGACGCGGCGCGCCTGCACGAGACGGAAATCGGAGCCGGTCGCGGCCATCATAAGGCCTTGCGTGATATAGAACCCCGTCAAGCCGATATGGGTTCGGAGCGTCGAAAAGCGCGCGGTGTCCGCCGTCGGATCGACCCGGGCATCATCCGTGCTCGAAAGGCTCGCGATTTCCGAAAGCGGGCCCGACGCGACGCGGCCAAGGTCTTCGCCGACGGGTGCGCGCGTGCACCGCGCCGCGATGCTATACCCCGCCGAACGCGCAACGATGCGCCCATCGGTCGCGCTCACGGTGAGCGGATAACCGAACGGCACAAGGATCCGCGAATCGGCATAGCCGGGCCCGAACGCCGTTGCGGCGCTCAGGTTGGCGATCGGGACGTTCGGCGTATCGACGATCGCAAACGTGTAGCGGAAAGAGCTTGTCGACATGCTCGCGAGCTTGGCGCCGACGGCGGCCGCGATGACCTTGGCCGCGTTTGCCTTGTCCTGCGCAAGCGCGCCTTGTGCGGCGCCGACCACGTGCATGGAGCCAACGGTAAGCGTCGACGCGACGAGCGCATCGATCGCCGTGTTAATGTCGGCGCTTGCGAAATAGGGCTCCTGCGCGACCGCAAAATAGGTGTCGCCCGCGACGTAAGTTCCGGCCGCAAAGTTAAGCGTGGTTCCGGTGCCGGTAAGGGTAATCGTCGCGGCGGAAACGATCCCGCTTTGGTACGTTTGCCCGTTGTCGAGCGATACGCGAAGGATCGCCGTTCCGAGTGCGCCGCCCGTCGTCACCTCGACGCGGAGCGAGTACGAATCAAACGGAAGGCCGGAAAGGGTAAGCGTTGGGCTAGTACCCACGGCCGTCACCGCGCTCCACACGCCAGCAACCGACCCGGTGACGCGAGTAAACACGATCGGGCCGCCGCCGATCTGGAGCGCGAGGGCGGCCGCCTCGACGGCCGGGCCATAGCCGAACGTGGATCGGAGCGTCGCAACGTTGGTGATCAGCGTGGGAACGTCCGCGGCGCCCGCGGAGCACACGCCGAAAACGGCTTGGACCAGGTCTTCGGCCTCGGGGGTGAGCCCAAGCGCGTAATCCTGGATCGAAATGGTTACTTCGGGGATCGCCATGATCAAAAAATCCTTTCGCTAGCTTTCGAGGCCGTCCAAAATCCCATCGCCGACGGTTGCGGCCGGATCAATCTCAGCGGTGAGCAATACCACGGTTTGCGCCGTGGCGTCGGTGTCCGTCGCAAGATCGCGAAGGCGCTGCGGAGCGCGGATCGTCACCGTGATCACCAAGCACGCGCCATAATCCACCCACACGGGCTCCACCCACCTCGAGGATCCGACGGTGAAGCCGGCCGGGCGAACCACGGAGCGCAACGCCGTGATCAAGTTAAGGCGCATTGCCTCGGCGGCGTCGTAATCAACGCCCCATGCGTGGACGTCGAATTCGTGCAGGTCTTCGCCAATCGCTTTCGGGTTGCCGCCGCTTACAAAATCAAAGCCCGTTCCGTCGTCGGCTTGCGTGATCGACGTTCGTTCCCAAACGTAACGCTTGGGCGCGTCGAGCTGGTCGACGTAACGAAGACCTTGGATCGTTTGCGCTCCCGTCGGGTTAAGCGCCGTTGCGATCGCGTCAATGATGGTTGAAAGCGCCATGTGATCAGAGCTCGAACGTGATCGCGAATGCCTGTTTGGCCGCCGCTACCATGCGCCGGAAATACTTAGGCGGCCAGCCTTTCGACGGGAGAAACGGACGCGCCGGAATGGTTGCAGTGCCTTCCTGGTGTGCGGCTGCGTATTTCATCGGCGAACCGATGGCGAACCGGCGTGGCCCGAGAATGCGCGAATTGAGAGAGTTTCGGAGAATGCCGGTATCCACAAGGATCTGGGCGCCTTTGCTGCGCGCACCTTTGCGCGTGCCTTTGCGGCGAGCGGCGATCGTTGCAGGCTTCAACGGTTTCCATGGCGTGCCATACGGATCGCGTTGCATGCGAAAGCAAAGCACCGTTTCCGCAAGCATAGACTCGGCGGCGATGCGGACGAACGCGTCCTCGAATTGAGCGCCGCGCCGCAGCCGCTTGGCGGCCGTCGCTAGCTTCGCAATGTCGCCGCCCTTGGCGGCTACCATCCCGCCGGCTCGTCGGAATAGGCGGCGACGTCGCGCTCCACAACCGCCGGCGTTGCGTCGACGGCGCCGACGAGCCCTAGGCTACCGTCGCGCACCTGGATCAACCATTTGATCGCATCCTGATAGCGGGCCCGGATCGGGTCGTTTTCGCTTTCGGGGTTGTAACCTCGAGCCGCCGCAAGCAGATCCCACGCCGCGATCGCGCAGGTCGCGCGTTTTAGGTCAGCGGACCACACCGACAGCGGCAATTTGTAGCGCGGCTCCAAGTAGGAATCGCACGTGCGCGACGCGGCTTCGAGGATCGAATCCTGGTCGGCGGTTGGAATGCCGACGACGGCGGCGGCTTTGATTCCGAAAAGATAGAGTTCCGCGCGCGTTGCGTATGCGGGCATTTGTCGATCCTAATGAAAAAGCGGCGACGTGCCAAACGACACGCCGCCGCCGTCGGTTGCGTGCCTTAGGCGACGGCCTTAGCCGCAAGCCACCAAAGCGAAACGCCCGCATTCATACGGCCGTCCACACCGTAAACGATCTGATTGTTCCAGAACATTTCTTCGTCATTCGGCGCGTTCTTCTGCACAAAGTTGATCGCGCGGCGCGTCTGAAAAACGAACGGGCGGATCGCGCGCGTCGTGTCGAGCAGATACCACGTGGTTGCGTCAGCGGCGAGCTCAGGAACGACGAGCACCTCGGCCGTACCCTTAAGCACGTTCGAAGTTGAGGCGGCGTTCGTCGCGGCGGTCGACTCGAAGATCAGATCGCTCTGAACGATGCGGCGCGCGGTCGTCTCGAGCTGCGGCGGAACCACGAGAAGATTCGGCATGACGCCAAGCGGCAAGCCGTCCTCGCCGAGGTAGGACATCATCGTGGCGCGCACGTCGGAATAGTTGGCCGCGGTAAGCGCCTTGCCGGTCGACCAATAATTCTGCTGCGCACCGGTCGCCGCAATCGGATCCACGTAGTGGTTCGTCGCGAAGAAATTGCGACCGTCGAAACCCGCAACCGACTGGCCCGTGCGGAGAAGATCCGCAATCAGGAGATCCGGCTTCTTAGCCGCGGCGCGGCCGGTTTCGGCGACGATCGGGCGGTAAACGCCGAGGTTGTCGTCCTCAATGTCTTCGCGCGGCACGGCGACCGTGAGCTCAAAGGTCTTATTGGTGATCTGGTAGCCGTACGCCGCGACATTCTGCACGACGCGATCGCCGAGCCATTCGCGCATTTGCGGAAGGCGAGACATCCAGCCATAGGTATTGCTTTTGCTCGAGCTCGGAACAACGGTCGCGACGCGGTCATAAAAGGTCGGCGAACCGGAATAGCCCTGTTGGAACACCGCCGAAAAGGTGGTCCAGAGGTTACGAATGGTGGAGGGAGTGATGTCCATTTCTTAAATCCTCAGTTGAAGCCCGGGAAAGTAATCACCCAAACGCCGTCCGCCTCGACGCCGATCACGCGACCCGCGGCGCTCTTGCCGGCGGCCGTTTTCATGACGGTTTGATCGTCAACCACGTAGCAGAGGCCGCCAACGTCGGCGTCCGCGACCGCGTCGCCGCCAGCCGAATTCGCCCACTTGAACACGCCAAACGAAACGAGGATCGATTCGGCACCGTCGGCGCCGGCGTTCGTCTTCGTCTCCTCAGCGCGACCAAACGCGATCAGGCCGGCAGCGGTGTTCCCGGGCTCCGCATAACCGCCGTCCAGGACCACAAGCCCGCCCTGGTAAATAGTCGTCGAGCCCTTCATTTTGACATTGACGGAATACGGGATTGAATCCCAGGAGTACTTGCGCGTGGAGCGCGCGGAAGTCAGAGCGGCCATTGTTCAATCGTCCTTGTGAGAGGTGAGAGAGGCCGCCGCCTTCGCGAACGCCTCGGGGGTAACTTCAAGCATGCGCATGATCTTGGCCGCGTTGGCGTCGATCGCGTGCGCCGCATTCGACGACGCCGCCGCCGGCGCGGTCTTCGGCGAGCTCGCGACGAGCTCGACGCGCGTCGCAAGGTACTTCGCGAAAGCCGCCGGCGTCGAAACGCCAAGCTCGATTGCAAAATCCCGCTCCGCGGGGGCAATGCGACGAGCGCGGATCGCTTCGTCCACCTGCGCGGTCACTTCGGCGACGGTGCGCGCGTTTTCGAGCTCGGCGACGCGCGCGGAAAGCTCCACAACGCGCTTTGCGTCGTCGCGCGCGACCTTGGCAAGCGCGACCGCGTCAGCGGCGGACGCGACGCCGAACGCTTCGCAGAGGGCGGCGATCGTGCGGTTGGCATCGTCGAGGCGCGCGCGCTCGGCGGCAAGGGTGACGGTTTCGGCGTCGCCCTTGGGCTGATCGAGGGTGATCCGGGTTGCCATGAGAGGCTCCATTTTCTTCGTTGCGGGAAGGTTTGTTAGGGCGAGGTTGATCAATTCGACGATCTCGCCGTTTTCGTCGACCATAAAGGTTGGCGAGAAATAGCGATATTCGCGGGCCGCGAGAAGCGCCGCAGCGCGTTCGGTCCAACGCACGTTAACGGCGTCAAGCCCGGCATCGCTCGCGCGAAGGCTAAACCAGCCGGCCGCCGGCGTCGGTCCGCCGCTTGGCCATCCCACCGCCGCGTGCTCGTAATCGATCGAGAATTCGTTACCCCAATCTTCGGCGGCGGCCATGATCGCGGCCATGCTCTTAGGGGTGCACTTGAACGTTCCCTTGGTCGTTTCGATTTCGCCCATGGGGAAAATTCGAAACGCCGTCGGCGGGCCGGCGGGCTCGGGCTGCTCAAGCTCGTCGCCGGGAACGCTCGGCGGCTCGGCGTCCATTGTTTCGCCCGGAACGCTAGGCGGCTCGGGCTCCTCGTCGTCAACGACGACAACGATCGCCGTCGAGGCGGTGATCGGAAGGGCCTCGGCGTGGATCGTGCGGAGCTTGCGCCGTTTGGTTTGTTTCGTGGCCATGATTGCGGGATCACCGTACTATGCACGCGGGAAAGCGCAACGGCTAGCGATTGCTCGCGCGTTCCTTCCGCTCGGCGGCGGCGATGAGTTGATCCACGCCGACGTCGGCGACGGATTGCCCGCGATACTTGGCGACTGCGTCCGCAAACCCGTAATTTGCGAGGCTTGGCGGTTGCGAAAAGCCCGGCTGCGCGGGGATCGGTGTGCCGGAAAACTTGTATTTGCCCGAGGCGGTGAGCTCTTGCACGTCGCCGGCGTCGAGGCTCACCACGTCGGATCGGCAATTGAAGTGCAGCGGCGGCCGGTGCCCGCGCCACCAAGGATCCGACGCGGGAAGGATCGTTCCGTCGCAGAATTCGCACACCTGGGTTTGTCTGCCGTCGATCGTGGCGTCAAAAAGCCAAAACGGGCGCGCCGCGATCACCTCGGGTTGCGTTTGCTGCTCGAGGCGCCCGGCCGCAAACGCGTTTTGAAGGTTGGTCCGGTAGATCGTTTCCAGGCGCCACGGCGGATTTTTTACGGTGCCCGCCCAAGCTCGCGCGAGCGCCTCACCGATCGCCGCTCGCCATTCGCTTAGCGGCTGCCCTTCGTTGATCGCGTCGGCAAGCGATTCCATAACTTGCGCGATCATGTCCATTTGCGACACGTTCGCGACGGTAAACGCGCGATGTCGAGCCCGCGCGGTGAGCTGCTCGAAATCGGCCTTTTCCATCGGCTTCTTTCGGAGCAACGCATCGCGCGCCGCATCAAATTTTGAGATCGCCGAGGAGATCGCCCACATGGATCAGGCTTCCGGGTCGACGGTCGCGCGCCCTGCAAGTTCACCCATGATCAACGCCTTTTCAAGATCGCTCGCGAGCTCGAGCGGGTCGAGCTTCTCGAAAAGGTCGACAAGGTTTGCGCGGATTTCGTCGTAGGTGTCGCCGGCCTCGAGGGCTTTCGCGACGCGCTCGAGATCGCGGGCAAACGCAAGCCGGGCGCGTCGGCGGGCATCGTCGGCGACGGCGTCGACAAACACTTGACCATCATTCCGATCGCGGAGCTGCGCGCGCAGCCGTGGAATCGGAGCGGGAAGCGGCGGGACGTTGGCCCCGGTAACGCGTCGCGCCTCTACCGGCGCAAGCGGCGAGATCCCGCCCGGCGTTTGCGCCTCGAGCCCGAGGAGCTGCCGCGCTTCGCTCGGCGTCACGATTTGCGCGCCCACAAGCGCCACCGCGGCCGACGAGTTGCGCGCAAAGATTTCCGAGCGTCGCGCCTCGTCTTCGGGTTGCGAGCAATCGAACCACATGCGCGGAGGATCGACGCCTTCGCCCACGTTGAACCGCACAAACGGCGCGACGACGTGCGCGCGGAGCTGATCCGCGAGCGGGATCAAATCGCCTTCGATAATATCGGCCCGTACGCGATCGTGCACGTCGGCCGCGGCGTAGCTTCCGCCCTGAACCTCGGTCGTGAGGTTTTGCCCGAGCAAACGGATCGCGATCGTGGAGTCGAGGCGCTCGAGGAAAAGCCGAAACGCGTCATAACTCAGCGTCGACGGCTCGAGAAATTCCGCTTTGAACCCTTGGCCGTTCGCATCCTTCGGCATGCGCAACACGGCTTCGCGCCCGAGGCTTCGCACCTTCGTGTAAAATGCAGCCTTGGAATCGTTTTCCGCGAAGGCGGGCTCCTCGATCGCGATGATCGGCAAGCCGTGCTTTTCGCAATAGCGCACCCAATCACGATAGGTTGAGGAGCGCATGAGGTACGGAAGCCCGAGGGCCCGGACGGCGCCGGCTAAAAACGAATATTCACCGGCCGGGCGAAAGATAAACCAATTCGGATCGTCGGGCCCGATCGTGACGAGCCCCTCCATGGTCGTGACCTGCCAAAGCCGAAAGCCCGGGTTATACCTGGCGTAAGCCATATCCCACGGCTCCAACGTCGGGCGCCAACCGCTTGCGTCGTTTGACCATCGGATCTGGCAAATGCTCGCGCCGAGCATGACCGCATCGGAAAGGATGCGCGTTTGCACGTCCTCGGGGATCGCCTTGCGCAGCATGCCGCGCACCTCGTCGGCTAGCGCAATGTCCGCCGCCGTGGTTCCGTTCGGCTCGACGCAAAGCGGCATTTTTGCCGCCGTTTTGACGCGCGTATCAAGGACCGCCGTGATCCGCTCGTCGCGCCCCATAGCACGGACGAGAAGCGACGAGCGGTAAAGGTCGCCGAGCTCGTGCACGTCGAGCGCGGTACGGATCCCGTCGACGGTCCAGCGCGAAAACGCTTCGATCGGAAGTTGTCGGTGCGGCGTCTCCGTGGGTTCGGTGATCGCGGGCCCGGGGGGCGTCGGGTACGTTGGAAATTGCGTTGCCATGCTCACCAATCCACGGAGGGAAGGAGTTCGTCGAAGGCCGGATCGTAGCGTGCCGCGCTACGCGTGGCGAGTGCATCCCACGCCGCCACAAGGGCGTCGACCTGATCGTCGTGCAGATCGCCCGCGCCGGTAAACGTGCCGACCTCGCGAACGAATGGATCGAACCACGGGCCGCGCGTCACCGCGATCCGACCCGCATTCCACGCGGCAGCCGTCGGCTGCGCGCGCACAAATTTATCCGCAAGCGCCGGACGCGTTTCGATCCGCACGCCGTCGGCCGCGAGCAAATCCGCGACGCCCTTTTCGGTTCCGCCCGCGTACCAATGCAGGCTTGCGCCGGGGTATCGGTCGCGGATTTCGGCAAGCCGCGCGCCGAACGCGGGGGCGTCGCATTGAATGCGCAACACCTCGACGACGCATGCGGACGCCGGGCGCGCGTTGACGTCGAGCGCAAGCACGACGGCGCACGAATAATCGCCCTTTGTCTTCGCCGAGTATGCGAGGTCCACGCCGATCGCATATCGAACCGAGCGCGCAGGCTCGCCGATCGTCACGCCGCCAAAAACCTGGGCGCCTCGAGGCTTTGGGCGGCCAAGATACAGGCTTTCAAATTCATAGGGCCCAAGATCGCGGCGTTGCTCCTCAAGAAAGTCGATCGGGCGCCTTGAGGGCCAAAGCGCCGACCCGTCGGGCCGGATCGCCGCAAGGTTGATCACCTCGTAGGTGCCCTCGCGCTCGAGGCGGCCGATCAGATCGTCCGGGTGCCACCGGGTATGAATGACCATCGCGCTAGCGCCCGGGTGAAGGCGCGTTAGAGCGGTCGACCGATACCAGGAATCCACGCCTTCGCGAATCGTCGCGGATTCGGCTTCCGCGCGGTTCTTGAAAGGATCGTCAACGATCAGCAATTGCAGGCCGTAGCCGGTAAGCGTTCCGCCGACGCCCGTCGCTAGCAAGCCGCCGCCGGCCTTCGTGCGCCATTCGGCCATCGCTTGATCGCCGTCGCGGAATTCAACGCCGGCGCGTTTGCCAAGATCGATCGCTTGGCGCGATCTGCCGTACGCATAATGTTGATTGTACGTCGCGAACGCCGCGACCATGTCCGGGCGGCGCAAGAGAAGCCAAATCAGGCCGTGGAGCGTTGTTTCCGTTTTCCCGTGCTGCGGCGGTAGACTCACAAGCGCGCGCACGCGCTCGCCACGCGCGACGCGCTCGAACAGGTCGACCAGCGGCGCAAGGTGCTCGGGCGCCTCCCACCGCGGCGACACCCACGGCACGAAATCCATGAGGGGCCCGGATCGTCGTCGTCGTCGGATCTCGAGCTCGGCGGCTGCGCGTTGTGCGAGCGACGGCGGCGCCGTCACGTCGAGCCTTTCGCAAGCCGCAGGAGCTCGGCGTCGCTAAGCCCGGAAAGGTCGACCGACACGGCGATCGGCTGCGCGGCGTCGCCCACAATTTCGACGCGGTCGCCGTAACTTTTGGGCGCGAGCTTTGAAAGAAGCCATTTCCGGGTATCGATCTGGAGCCTTTGCTTTTGCACGGCCGCAGCGTCGAGGCTTCCGCGGTCCGTCATAGGCACCGGCTCGTCGGCGAGCTCCTCGATTTCTTCGGCAAGGCGCCGGATCTGGCCTTCGCGCGCGCGCGCGTAAGCGTCGGCGAGCTCGCCTGCACTCCCAATCCACGCGCTAAACGTAACGAACGGCACGCCTTCGCCTTTGCACGCGGCAAACGCGCTCGAGCCTTCCTCCATGCGTCGAAGAACGCCCGCAATGATGCGGCCGCGGTCTTCGGGCGTGTAGGTGTTCGCCTTCGGAAGCGGCGGCGCGACGATCGGCACAAGCGCCGGCGGCGGGCTCGAGGCGGCTTTCGCGACCAGCCGCGCGGCCTTCGGGTCGGCGAGCTCGAGCGGCTGCGCGCCTTTCGTCGGCTTTGGCTTGGCGGTCTTCGGCATTGTGGCTCTTAGCGCCGGGCGCGCCGCCCGAAAAGAGCCATCCAAACGGGCGGGCGCCGACGTCGTGAAACGTAGCGCGCTTGCCTTCGCGTTGCAACCGTGCGAGAAAAACAAAGCCCCCGAGGCCTTGCCGGGCCGCGAGGGCGAGAAACGAGCACGCACCAAGACCGTACGCGATTCCCGCGTCGTCGTCAACGTGCGCCCACGCACAAGGTGACATGATGCCGCGGAAATCCGTTGGACGAATTGAGATCGCCCGCAAACACGCCGACGCCGCCGCGCGACTAAGCCCCGAGGCGGCCTCCTGGTTTTGCCAGTTGCTTGCGGCCTCGGTTGCGACCGTCGAAGCGCGGCACGCGGGGCTAGCTGGCCGCATTCCTCCGCACGTTCGCCGCGAGCTTGCCAAGGCATGGATCCTGGACGAAGCCGGTTGGTTTTTGCCGGCGAAGCAATGGTGCGAAGACGTCGCAAAAACGCGCGAGGTATGGCGAGACGAAAAACGCCGTATGCGTAGAGATTGTCCGGGGCCGGACTCCGGCCAAGAATTCCGGGCCGGACATGCCGAAACGTGTCCGGGCCGGACATTTGAAAACCTGGACATTTCCACGCGTTCCGAAAATGTCCGGGCCGGACATGTGCCCTATAGGACCAGATCACGCGCGCCCGGCTCGATACTGGATCATCAGTTGCGCGATCTTGACGCGCCGATCGTGCACACAAAAACCACGACGACGACGACGCCGGCGGGCTTGGATCTGGATCTGGATCGGGACGAGGGGCCAAGCCTCGACGATCCCGAAAGCATGCGGCGGGCGCTCGAGCTCGCGCGGGCTCGGCTTTCGCCGCGCGAACGCGAGGAGATCGAAAAATCGACACGCGGGCAAACATTCGCCCTTGCAGACCTGCTCAGGAATGTTTAGAGATATGGGCACACGAGGAACGGAAAAACACAATGCACGCTTTTGTTACCGTTGATTCGAAGACCGGCCGTCACACTGGCAAGGCGACGCCCGAGCAGATCGCCGCTTACCTTGTGCAGCCTTGCCGGCACCCGTCGTTTCGCCGCCCCGTCATGGTTTCCGGCGTTTTGGTCGACGAATACACCGGGCCCGGCATCCGTCACATTTAACGCGTACGGCGCGGGGGCGCGTGGCCACAAGCCCCGCTCCCGTCGCATCGGTCACACCTCACACCAAAAGAGCCAACCATGAAAGATTCGAAGCCCTACCGCGTTGCGCTGCGTTGCCTGCACGATTCCGCCGAGGATGGGGATTGGGAATGGATCGCCGAGCAATACCACGCCGCCGAGCTCTGCGACGATTTCGCCGCGGCGGTTGGGATCACGCGCGAGGCGGTCGCTTGGGCGTGTGAGATCATCGGCATTCGCCAAGGTGAGCGCCCGAGCGTCGACGACGTCGCCGGCGAGCTTTTCAAGGCTTTTGAGGAGGCCCACTATGCGCGGAGCGCGCCGCACCGGGTCACGAATCACCAAACGGGCGAGCAGATCCGGCGCGCGACGGTTAGCGAGTATTTCCAAAGCCTCGAGGCCGCACGCGAAGACGGCGGCCAAGGCGTGATCGTTGTCGACGGCGTCGCGTGTTTTGTGGATTGACGCTTGGTCATTTGACGGCCATTTGACGGCCGACGGATCGGTGGTATGTGCACACTAACGGAAGGAAAAGGGCCATGAGTGAAACGAAAAAGCGCCTTTGCGCGCTTCTCAGCGCAAGCGATCGGATCTTGGGCGTCGGCTACACCTACGCCGAGGCATACCGCGACGCGTTGAAGCGCGGGCGCGATGGATCCGAGGTTGCGCGCGAGCTCAAATGCACCGAGGCCGCCGCGGAAACGTTCCGCGAATTCGGGCCCGACGTGCTTGCGGACGGCGACGTCCGCCTAGTTTATGGCCGCGTATTGGTGAGCCGCACCGAGTTTGAAGGCTACGGCAAAGCCGCCGCCAAGCGGATCAAGAGCGAGATCGGAAACGCGTTCGGGCGGCTCGTCGTCGTCGAGCCGGCGAGCTCGCGCGGCAATGGCGCGCGGTGGGTGTGTCAATGCGACTGCGGCCGGCGTGTCGAGGTCCAAGGGACGGCGCTGCGCGCGGGCTTGGTCAAATCGTGCGGCTGCATGGGTGCGTTTTGCGACCGCCGCGGCCGGTGGGGCACCGAGGGCGAGCCCGTGAGGCCCTCGAGGGCTTCCGAGGTGTTGCCGTGACCTTTCCCGCCGAGCCACCGCGAAAGGCGGCGCCTTGGCGCGAGGTGCGCGAGGAGCCGTGTTATTCGGCGACGCTTCACCAACGCTGGCAAACGTGGCGCCTCGAGGAGTCGCCGGGCGGCGACGTCGAAGCGTTTGCGGAAGCGCGCGAGCTTCCGAAAGACCAGATCACCACGATCGCGCGCGGCTGCTCGTCGCTCGTAATCCGTTGGTGGCATTTCTGCGAGCTCTGCCAGCGCGAGCACCTGCGCAACGCTGGCAAGGCTCGAGGCGCGGCCAAAGCCCCGCCCGCGGCGGCGCCCGACGAGCTTTTTGCGGAGGGCGGCAACCCGCCGATCCGCTACACACCGCGCGAATGGACCGACGCCGGGCGCCCCGAGCTTCCGCGGCTTCCAATGTCGTTAATCCCGGTTGAGGCCCTCGACGCGTACGCGGCTGCGCAAACGATGAGCGCGCGCCGCAACCGGGCAAAGGGCCTCGAGGATTACGCGCTCGAGGACGAGCGGCACGCGCGGCTAGCGCGAGGGTGGGCGGCACACCTGCGCGCCGTGAACAAATCGTGATTCGCTAGAGACAACGGGAAAAGAGCCATGAAAAACCACGACGACGAAACCGCCTCGAAAGCAGGCGAAAAACCGGAAGTGTGCACTGAAAGCGCGGCCGTTTGGCGCGAGCTGATCGAGCTTCGCGAAAAGTCCGCCGCGGCGCTTACGGAACGCGACGCATTGATTAGGGCGCTGCGTTCGGAAGTAGAGTTTTTTCGGGGCATTGCGATCAGCAACGCAGAGACGCGAGCACACGCGGAGGGGCTGATCGCTGCGCGAGACGAGGCGATCGCGCACCTGCGCGCGGAGCTCGGCGACATGCCAAAACGCGAGCTTGCTCTGGATGCCGACCTCGATCGAGCGCGCATCCAGATCGAGGACATGCGCGAAGACCTTGAGCGCGAGCGAAAGCACGTCGACGAGCTTGCGGGAAAGGTTGAGCGATACCGCGCCGATTGCCTGCACGCTGAAAACAAGCTCGACACCGCGAACGACACGATCCGGGCGCTTCAAGAGAGCATCCGCATTCATGAGCACGCCGAGCGCGAGCGGCTCGACACGTGGCGCAATGCCGTCGGCGCGATGATCGCCGCATCGTTCCAGGCCGGCCGCGGGGTGGGGCGGTGAGCGCGAAAGCGCCCGGCGCGAAGGCCCTAAACCTTGTGCGCGAAATGCACGGGCTTGTGAAAGAAGCAAACGCGCAACGCGATCGCGCGCTTGAGCTTGCCAGCGCAACGCGCGGCATGATGCGCCGCGCTGAAATGGTTATGCGCGAGCGGTGCGCGTTTATTGTTTGGTGTCACGGGCACCGCGCGCTTTCGCTCGAGCTGCTCGAAACGCCATTGGTGAGCGACGACGACGACGGGGGCAAATGATGTTTGGCAAACCACGTTGGTTTGAAGATTCCGCCACGATCCCGATCTGGTCGGGCTGCGGCGCGGCGTGTTGGGCGAACGTTTACGATTGGCCGCATCCGATCTGGTTGGGCCTTGCTTGGGCGTTTGCCGGTCTTTCGACGCGCGCATTTATCATGGCTTTTTTTGCTGCGGAGTGTGGACGACCATGATCGACCTTGACGAAATCGAACGCCGCGCCAACGCGGCTACACCGGGGCCCTGGAAATCGGAGCCATACGATTACGGCGCGGCGGTGCGCGGCGGCTGCTTGCTTGCGGAATGCATGCAAGCGGCGACGTCAAAGCACGCAACCGACGTGCAAGAATGCAGGACAAACGCC